GGGGGGGCTGTAGGTGGAGCACTCGGAAGCTACGGGGGAGCTAAACTGTCGAAGTACATCGGACTCGGAGCCTACCGCACTGGCACCAAACGACGACTGTCAGGAAGACCATCGGGCATGACTAAACGCAGATCAACCAATGGTCGGGGATCAGTGCCAACTGTGGGCAACGTCGGCAGTGTGAACCAGATCATGGGCGGAGGCAATGAATTCCGAATCAACATGTCAAAAGGCAACAGTGGCGATGTCTTCGTAGATCATCGAGAGTTCGTCCAGAACATTACTGCCACATTCGCCGCAGGAGTCACTGTCTCACCATTCGCAATCACGTCACTCCCAATCAACCCAGGCATGGGTATTTCATTTCCATTCCTCAGTCAAATCGCAGAGAACTACACGCTCTACGAGTTCATGGGGATCGGTTACGAATACCGACCAACAAGTGGAGAACAAGGTTCAATTTCAAACTCTCTCGGCAAGGTCATCCTGTCAACACAATATGATCCAGATGCACCAGAGTTCGGTTCAGCAATCGAAATGGAAAACTACGGTTACACGAACAGCGTGAAGCCGTCAGTAGGTGCACTGCACGGGGTCGAAACTGCATCATCTCAAAGCACGATGAAAATGATGTACGTACGAACAAGCGACGCAACGCAGAAAGACAGAGCATTCACGGACATCGGAACCTTCCAAATCGCCACAGAAGGAATCAACGGAGCAGCTAACACTGTGGCCGTCATCGGTGAACTGTGGGTCACTTACAAGATCAAACTGTCTCGTCCTCAACTGTTCAGCACAATCCTAGGACGCGAAACTGAAATCGACGTCTTCCAAGCAGGATGCAGCGCAACGGACATCTGCGACCCCACGAACTCAGCAACTCAAAAGGCTGCTGCAGGTGGATCACTAACATGGGGCAATCAACCAACCACACAAAGTTGGATCGACGCTGGTGGCGTTGGTAGAGTAGGAACCAACACAATGATCCCAAAACTAACAAACGGGATCGGATGCGTCGCACAAAGCCGAACTGGAGCAACAACAGTGTCCTTGGACATCATCTTTCCACAGAACACCAGCATTGGACAACGATTCGAAATTCAAGTCGGCTTCAGAGGTTCAGCAATCGCGCTAACAGGAAATCAAGTAGCAAACTTAGTCGGAATCAGAGGTGATCTGATGGCAGTCACAGCAGCAAACAACACAACTACGGTGAACATTCCAGTCATGGCCATGGCAGCTGGACAAATCGCTGGAGTGTTAAATGCGATTTGTGTAACAACAAACACATTCATCGTCACGCAAGCCAATCCTGTGATATCACTCACTTTCGCGACAGGTTGCCGAATCAACGAAATAGTGCAAGTCATCATCGTGAAAACGAACCAACGAGTTTTCCAACCAGGAGTCTGAGTAAGTTGTATCAGAAACTTCCATGAATTGCGTTCAGTTTCCTAACACTCATTCCAAATAAAGCACTATAAATGAAATGAATTCCGCGTTTGTGTACCGAATGCCACTCAACCACGAACATGAATGCCCCGAAGCGAACATCTGCGAAGCGCCCGAAACCGGCGATGAAAACAATCAACCTGCGGTTCATCATCAACGTGAAGAGCGGGGACATTGCTGGCGATGCGACAGGGCTCGATACCGACGAAATCGTGATGCTGATCGACTACCTGACCGATGTCCTGGACGGCCGCGAAGAGATCACTGATGACGACGAGGCAATGGGTGACAGCATGATTGAGTCGCAAGCAGTCGAAGACGATGGCTCTCAGGCACGTAAGAAAGCAAGAGCAGGGGCTGCACCCATTCCTTGCACAATATGGGATCTTGACGACATGGTCCAAGAGCGTGCTGTACAGATCGCAAACACCAGAGCGAAGCAAGATCCATCCGCCACAAGACCATCTGACTTTGTGTTCAAACACAAATGGGAATCTGCCTACGCAAACACTGACAACGACGCCGCGTGGAAAGGACTACTGGCGCACGTTCGCGAATGCAAGCCAACAATCACAAGCAAGCACGGAGTACTGCTGGACGACAAATGCAAGACGAGCGAACCACACAACCCAGATAAGAAGGAACTCATCCTAACGCTGGCAGGCCTGTACCGCGCTCAAATGCATGACCGTCCAAGATTCCAACAATTCATCGAAGGAGATGACGACAAAGACTACAACGACGAAGCAGTTGGAGGCGACCTCGACATTGACGAAGTCACATGCCGCATGATCTACTGGGTGCACAGCTACGCAAGGTTCTTTCGCCACAGCTTTGACGTCCTGCCAATGCCATCAGAAGAATGGAGCGGCGAAAAGCTCATTGGCTACTACGCGGAATACGTCCGAAGACAAGAGCTCGAAGAAGGATTAGAAATCCATGAAGGCTGCACAATGCCACGAAAGTGAATGTTTATTGAATAAATCACAACACTTGATGAACAACACCATTTGTAGGCGTCACAGGCCCCTGAGCCACCACAAAGTGTACAGGGTAAGCAGAACGAGAAAGTAAAAGGTCAGCAGCAGCATCCAGAGGCGAACTGGGGTCCGGGGGAACAACGTGACAGTCGTATCTGTCAGCGGACAAGGCAGTAAACAGTGGAGCCGCATTCAGAAACACGAGTACGCGAAGAGCCGTAGCGAAGGTCTTCATACAAGACTGGTACTTCGGCGCAAAGACAAGGCCATCTTTCATGCCCTCGAGAAACGAATACTGAATGCGATCAGTGCACTCACGCGGCACATCCATCACAACAGTATGCGCATCGACACTCAACACATGCGCCATATTCTCCAGCGTGCTAGGACGCAGAATCTGAACACCGGACCCATACGTGGCCACAAGCCAGCGAGCAAAGGTGGTCTTGCCCCCGTTCCCGAGTAGATCAACGTAGAAGTGAATCTTGCGCGCGGAAGGCGGTGCATTCATGACAGACACCGCGTGATGTTGCCAAGGGTACAAAACGATAGCAGGCAACACCGGCAAGGGAGCATACATTGCCAGAACGAACTGGACAAATTCGCGCGAACGAAACACACCTGGAAATCGCTCCAGAAGAACACGCTGGTCGCGTTCACCGTCACGAACAGCAGCAACGAACTCCTCACACTTGCCAGGACGCTTGGACTTGACGCCAACAGTGCGCTGGTCGACCGGCAATGTACCGTACTCGTAGAAGTCTCCGTCCTTCTTCGAGTACTCAGAAACTTGCGCAAACGTGGAGTTTTTCACCTTGAGTTCGGTGTGAGCGCGATGAGTGCCGAGAGCCTTGCAAACGCCAGAATAACGACCAGTCGCAAGCAACTGGCCACGACGTTGACGCGAAGTGAAGCAAATGAAGCCTTGCAAATGAGGTGTACCAGTGCCGGGAGCAATCTCCCGACCGTACACCAAGTACGCGACTCCGTCGCCAACAGTCGTCAACGCCTGAAGATGAGCCTCATCCGCAGCGGTGGGATTGTTCAGAGTAAACACCCAAAACTCGGAAGAAGGACCACGACCAGGAGCATCTGAACAAAACACGATACATCAGAACAGACATTTACTTGAACATGTGAAACAAATCCAAGTCCAACTCAGGATCAAAAACATGATCCTCCACAAGAACGCCTGGAGGAACAGGCTGCGTAACGCGAGTGACACGCACAGGCCAAGGAGCAGGCAGGTAATCCTCGCAAGAGACGAGATAGAAGGGCGCGTTGTGCTGGTTACCCCAGACAACGCCACCAGCAGGAAAAAGAGCCCACTCAACGCGCTGGGGAGAAGGAGGAGAAGCGCCAAGAGGAGAGCACGAACCAGCACCATCACTGACAGGCGTCAACGCCACCGGAGGAGGCGTGGGAGCCGCATGGTAAACAGGCGAAAGCTGCGTCAGGTCCTCGTCAAACGAAGCGGGCGGAGGCGTAGAAGGAGGCGTGGATAGCACGAAGGGCGAGTGCTCGGGGCGGACCGAGACACGCGAGGACACAGACAGAGGAGACGACGTGATGGTGATGGGTGAGGACATTCGCAATTTGCGCAATGGAGCAAATTCGAGAACCGACCGGCTTATGAACCACGAGAGCAGCGAGAGCCAGGGGAGTCACGACAGAGCCACGACGAGCCACGAGTACGGGTACTACGTACGGGTACGACACACAGAACTCAGCTGACTCAGGTGATGCACACAGTATTACTGTGTGCTAGTGTGTGTACCAGGAACCATCGCGACTCCTGTGAGCCGCGATACATACCGGATGAGGCGACGCAAGGCAAACGCGTCAGGAACGGGGGCCATGTCGTGACCACTCCCCGAATGTTCGTTTGCAACGCATTCGTGGTACGTGGTACACGACATAATAACATAGGTAATACTACGATCCAAGGATCTGACTATGTTATTATTCCACCAAAAAACTTTTTTTTGAAACCACTTTGGAAGCACCTTTTACTAGAAACCATGATAAGAACGAATTTGAGCATTCATCGCATCAGCATATTCAGGAGCCGATGCATAATCCCTAGGATCCCTTGAACGAGTCATCATTCCACCAACATGATGGGAACGAGGAGCCGAAGCAGTACGAGTGGCCACGCCAGCACTACGCGCCCACTCATTCCACCGTTGCGCAGCACCAGGACCAGTAAACGTAGGTCGCGCGGGTTCAGCAGGGCTGCGAGGTGGAGCACGAATAGGTCGCATCATCCCAGTCTCAATTTGATCACGCTGAAGTTGCGTGTAATTCCCTGTGTAACGCACAGGAGTTCGAGGAGCATTTTCAACAACAATGACGTCATCGTCAAACTCATCATCACCAAAAATATCCTCAAAGTAATTGCCTCCATCAGGAAGATTCGGATTGCCACTACCGGGAAGAGGTCGATTCTGTGGCCATTCTGGACCATAAACAGGACCAGCAACGACGGGAGCATAACCACCACCACCACCACCCCATCCAGCAAAAGCAGCCGGAGGAGGAGGCGGTGGAGGAACACCAAACATTGGAGGTGGAGGGCCAGGAGCACCTGGAACAAAACCCCCATACGGACCGGGTAGGCGCACAGAACGGGCACGACGACCATAAACCATGATAGGTTTACGACCACGAAACACGCGGAGATCTGCAGCACGCAAACCAGTCATGCCACGCAAAACTGCCTGTCGACGAGAGATGTCTGGAATGTCAACCCTGCGAGCATTCCACGAATCAGTAGCACGGGCCACTTGCCCAGGACGATTAGACACAGCAATCGGAACACGACCGGCAAATATGCGCACAGAAGGCCGAACAGCCAAGAATTCTCGAACACTTCGCTTCGACGGTGTAACAGCAGAGAACGACGGACGCCTAACACTCTGCATAACAGATTCAACAAACCCAGGCTTCTGTCTCAGCCTCGGAATCATTTCGGCTTTTCTGGAGCCGAAAATGGCCATCGAAGACGACTTAACAGGGATAAACCCCGGCTGAGATGAGATACGCCTAGGCCTAACAACCACAAACTCTGGGCGGCGGGAGGTAGAATAGGAATAAGAAAAACGTGCACCAGGCGCACGACCAGGTACTCTGCCCATCGCCAAATTTTGAAAGTTCTAGAATCGACACACTTGCGTCACGCAAGTACTATAAATAGTTCGAGAATATACTAAAATGACAAATTGCAAATCAGAACAAATGTTGTCAAGCTACGGGCGCAAACCATACTACGGACGACAGCAATACGTGGGACGCGGCAGCTACAAGAAGTACACAAGCAAGATCTTACCTTTCATAGGTAACTACTTCGGTAACAAGCTTGGTGGTGGTGCCATGGTTTACGCCGGACTTCCTCAACATGCTGCGCAAGGGGGGGCTGTAGGTGGAGCACTCGGAAGCTACGGGGGAGCTAAACTGTCGAAGT